TATGGGGCCGGAGAAGCTTATTGCCCTGCATAAGCTTTATCATGATGCGATCGCTAACGCAGAGCGCGACCCTTACCGCTATGTGTTTGTTCTGGAACCTTGGAAAAAGGCTGAAAGCCTCTTAAATACTCACGATACACTCATGGCGCTTGGCGGAAACCGCAGCGCAAAAACCATGATGGGAGCATGGTTGGTAATGCGATGTGCAATGAATAACGCAGGGGCCATGATTGTTTGTTTTTCGCAGAACGCTGAAATGTCATTGCTTATCCAGCAGCCAGCGATCTTCCACTTCCTCCCGGAAGAATTAAAGGCCAAGAAGCTTGGGCAGTCCGAATACGTATCCTACTCGAAGCAAAACGGATTCGCCAACAATTCCCTGATTTTGCCGAACGGGTCACGGATCTTGTTCAAGACCTACTCGCAGTATCAGATGAACCAGACGGTGTTAGAAGGTCTTGAATTAGGTGCTCATGAGACAAAGATGGTAAACATCGGGGCGTGGTGCGATGAGTTTCTTGGCGGTCCCGAAATGCTTGACACGCTGGCGTTTCGACTCGCCACAAGAAATGCCAAGATGCTTCTCACATTTACGCCCATTGACGGATATACGGAAACCGTGCGTCAATACATGGACGGGGCTAAGACTATAGAAACACGTGTGGCAGAACTATTAAACAACCGCCTGGTTCCGGCATTGCAAATTTGCAAAGGACGCGATGCCTGCATCATGTATATTCACACCAAGGACAATCCATGGTCTGGCTATGACCGGGTTGCCAAGGAGGCGTTGGCCAAGGGTGACGATGCCTGGGTATTGTGTCGCGTTTATGGCATACCAACCCGCAGTATCACGTCAAAATTCCCATGTTTCAGCCGGGAGGTGAACGTCATTCCTCACTCGAAAATTCCTTTTATAGCGGAGATGGAAGCTGGCAAAAATGAACCGGCAAAGATTGCGGCTTACATGGTTCTTGACCCGGCGGGACGCAAGAAGTGGTTTATGGTATGGATCGCTGTGGATATATCAGACACGTGGTGGGTATATCGTGAATGGCCGGACGTCAGCCACGGCGATTGGGCCGACTGGCGCGGGGGTAAGTGGATGGCAGGAAGCGGTTCGAGATGCGACGGTGTGGTCGAAGGAGTTAAACAATACGTGGATACGATCATGAACCTCGAACGGGAGATGAAAGACTCTATTGTCGAGAGGATTATCGATCCACGTCTGGGGGCGCAGAAGTATCAGGGAAAAGAAGGAGCGAGTTGCACCATCGACGACCTGGTCGAAGCCGGTCTCATGTTTCATCCTGCTCCAGGAATCGAAATAGACGAAGGCTTGGTGCCGCTTAGGAACCAAATGGCCTACAACATCCAACGGCCTATTGATGCGGTCAATCGTCCGCACTTCTACATTTCGGATCGTTGTGAGAACACCATACGCGCACTCCAGGAATATACCGGGGACGGTGGTGGTGATGAGGCTTGGAAAGACCCTATGGACTGCCTTCGGTATGCCGCTGTTCAGGGAATTCCGTTTATAGATTCCACACAACCGCTGGTCACAATGTCAGGAAAAGGAGGATACTAATGATTAAAATGTCAACAATCAGGAAAACTTCAAGTTTCGCACTGGCAAAGGAACTTGGGAAGGAAGGAGCCGATATCATTCAGTTGGGAAACGAGGTAACGGACGCTGCCGAAAGGTCTGTCGCTGCGAAGGGCATCGTCTGGTACGTGGCGGATGCCGCCGAGCGGATACGTCAGGCCGTCGTGTCGCCGCTGACAGTCGCTAAACGATACCGTGCATTTGCCCTTTACCAAGCTCGCAACCCGCGATGGATGTTTTGCAGCATTGAAGGTCTTCCTGGGAAACATCCGGTCATGGTGCCACGCAAGTTAATGGGACGACTCAACAAGAAGCACTTCGAGATTGAAGCAATTCAAGACATTCAAGGAACCACATACCGTCATGCATCACTTGCGACAAACCTTCCCCGACTGCACTAGTGATCCTAAGTGGATTCAATGTGCTACTGATCGCCTGATTGCATGGGAAATCTTGCAAGTCGGCATAGGCAACAGCATTGGCAATATGGACGAAGACGAAATAAGCGATAAGATAGGGGCACGCGCAACGTTCTGGTATGATACCGTGAGACGCACTCGTGACAGGATTAAGAAACGACGTTCCAATTATGTCTAAAAAAGATGATTACACCGCGTTGGCGGAGGTAAACGCAGAGCCAGACGTCAAGACATTGCGCGTCGCGTACGAGCGAACGCTGTCGGATCTTGGAGACTACTTCGATAAGTGCCAGAGGTCGTTCGATGACCGTCGCAATTGGTGGCCTGGAAAGAGCCGTGATCTGAGGAAAAACGGCGCTGACGCCTTTCCGTGGAAAGGTGCGAGTGACACTGAAGCGCACGTCATTAACGAGCGCGTGAACACGCTGGTCGCGATGTGCATGACCGCATTGTCCAGGGCAAACATTCAGGCATATCCTGTTGAGGTCAACGATTCTTCACGTGCGCGTGTCGTTTCGTCCTTCCTGAAATGGATGACAGTTTCTTACATCCCGCACTTCAAGGAGGAAATGGAGATGGCGGCGAACTATCTTTTTGAGCGGGCTATTATCGTTACTTACGTGGGATGGGAACGCGAAAATAACAAGTACTTGCAAACCCTAAAGCTGGAGGAAATCCAAAAGAACGCGCCGGACATTGCCGCCGCAATAGTTAAGGGTGCAAATGACACTGACATCATTAAGCTTCTTAAGTCCAATTACCCAGACCTGAAAGACTCAAAGGCTAAAAAGGCGCTGGACGATTTGCGGAAGAGGGGAGTCGCCGAGTTGCCAGTGATTCGGCGTAAGGTGGATAGGCCATGCGTTCGCGCTCTTGCTCCTGACGAGGATGTGATTTTCCCGTCATGGTGCAACGATCCGCAAAAAGCGCCATACTGTTTCTACCGGGTGAGGATGACTGTTCAAGACGTATGGAACAAGGTTGCGACATCGGACTGGGACGAGGATTGGGCGAATGAATTGATAAATAAGACACGTGGGATCGACACCTTCGTGAGCAAATCTCCAAGAAGTTCTACCCGCCGAAATATCACTGACATTGAAGCGTATGACGTGGTTGACGTGATTTACTGTTACCAGCGTCTTTTCGATAGGGATGACGGTTCGCAAGGGATTTACTGCACTGTTTTCAACCCGCTGATAGTCGCCAGCAATAAGAGCCGCGACTACGGAAAGTTTGAGTTATTGAACGGACTTGACGAATACCCGTTCAAGACGACAAAGCTGTCGGAGGACACCAAAAGGTTTTATGACGTTCAAACGCTTCCTGAGATGCTGCGAGGAATTCAAAATGATGTGAAGGTGGAACGAGACAGCCGTATCGACCGAAACAGCCAAACCACGAATCCGACTCTTTTGCATCCTCCCGGTAAATGTCCGGTCGACCTTGGGCCTGGGCGCAAAATTGCCAGGATGAGGCCTAATGATTACGAGTATATGGCGACCCCAGCCTTCAATCCTGGAAGTGTGGAAATCGAAAACACCCTGTTGAATACGGCGGACAAGATGGTCGGTCTGGACTATGAGAATCCGCTTTCCGCTTCACGTCGACAGTTCCTTGTGGACAAGTTTCTGAATCACGTGCGTGACGTCATCAAGGGTGCTTTCAAGGCATACCAGAGATGGGGACCAGACCAGAAGTTTTTCCAAGTCACTGGAGTGCCTGACCCAATGCGCTTTGACAAGGGAGACCCTGATGAAGATTGGAACGTAATAATCGGGTTTGACGTGCAGAATACAAACCCGGATTCAATCGAAAAGAAACTTGGGGCCATCGCTTCCATCGTTCCAATGGATCGTAATGGTCGGGTGAACATCGACAAATACATAGAGTTCATGGCGAACGCCATTGACCCGATGTTGGCAGATGCCATTCTTCAGCCGATCGAAGAATCCCAACAAAAAATGGTCAGTGACGTGACGGACGATCTGACCAAGATATTTGCGGGCATAGAGGTTGGGGCGAGGCCGAATGGGGCGCAGATGGCCATGCAAATAATTCAGCAATATGCCCAGCAACCGGATATTCAGCAGAGGCTTGAAGGCGACAAGACGTTTGCCGAACGTCTCCAAAAATACGCCGCACAATACCAGTTTGCTCTTCAGCAGTCTCAAAACGCCGACATAGGAAAGCGCGGCACCGCGCCGGCCGCTGTCGGCAGCGTCACCACACAAGGGGCCAATACCCAAACATACTAAACATCCATGAGCGTTTCAACCGTCCAAACACAATCCAACGAGACCTATTGTCTCGTGCTGACAAGCGAGTCGACCTACAACATCCCAAAGTTTGGCAGCCGCGGCACGGTGACTCTAAAAAACGCAAGTTTGGCCGATATGACCCTGTCGTGCATCGAGAGCGACACGGTTGACGGCGCAACTAGCCTAACGATCAAGGGGTATTCATCTATTACTCTGATGCGCGGAGCAACAGAATGGGTGGCCATGGGTTCCTACGATAAGAGGGACGAGGCATCGGACAATCTGGAAGTATACGGAACCCTAACCGTAGACGAAACATCCGACTTCATTGGTGACGCCAACTTCCAAGGCGACATCACACAGGACGAAGGGGAGGCAAGGCTGACACGACTTGTCCACGCTACCACTCTAGACACGACAACCGCTGTGGGTGCGGCCTTCACCAACCAGCCGGCGAACGACGGAATCGACATCGTATCAGCTAACGCTGGTGACACCACGCAAACGGTCACAATCATCGGCACTACGCAGGGAACGGACACGGTGGTTGTTGAAACCGTCACCCTTACTGGCACTACGATTGCCCCGACGGTAAAAGTCGACTGGGGGGTGGTGCTGGCGCTCAAGAAAAGCGCGGCCACTCTGGGCACCGTAACGGTGTCAGAAACGTCTGGCAGCGCAACGATCAGCGCAGGCCTTACCGCTGCTGTGTTGAGCCTTGGAGTTAAGGCCGTTGCAGCCGCCGATCAAGAGGCATACAATCGCGTTCTAATTCTGGTGTCCGATGGGGCAACGACAAAGCAGATTGGGCTCAAAGGGACCAACACGAGCGATGTCGTGATCTATGACAGTCAGGCGCTGGCAGGCACGGCAGTCGTCAACTCCAACACTGCTATGAGGGCCGTTACGGAGATTTACACCGGTGACTTGGAGGTAACGCGCACTGCGACGGCAACGAACACAACGGACATCGCTCTGAACGGGGCCAAGATAGGCTACAATCTTACAGCCTATGCGACCGGGACCGCCTACACGTTAACCGACACAGCGGCGGCTATCGACGTAGGGACCACTGATCCGGCCATCGTTCTCGACAAGGCCGGAACCTACCTGATCTTCGGGCAGGTTCATATGGCTTACGCGGGGGCAACGGTTGTGGGGGAAACAGCATCGATCAAGATCCGCCGAACAAACAACACGGCCGCAGACCTTAGCTCCGTGGTGGTAATAGACCTCCCAGTGTCCACAACTTTGACTCACAGTTATGGCGTTGTTCAAATCCCTCCATTCGTTTACACGACAACGGCAGCAGACGATGCTGTAACTCTGTTTGGCAATGTGTCGGCAACTCTTGGTGCTGGCACTATTAATGTAACCGCCATCGGAACGTCCATCGTGGCACTCCGAACCTACTGATTCAAATGAGCCAAGACGAACAAGACATCAAATCGCTGGAATCCAATGTGTCTTTCTGGCGATTCCTGAATGGAATCA